GACGATCTTCATTGATCGGCATACTTGGGTGCTGTTCCTTCAGTAAGTCGGTTGACTTCACATCATTCGGACAAGTCTACAGTGGTTCTGCTGCGATTGGTTCCTTGAATGCAACGGATAGCAGTGGGACAACATTAATACAATTTACGAATGCACAGGGTAGTGCAATTAACTATCAAGCAAGCATAAGTTTGACGCACATGGCATTGAGTTGAGGTGATTAGATGGGAAGACAACCGTTTAGACAATTAAAATCAGATGCAACTGCAAAGACAGCAGATGATTCCGCAAGTGTGACATTACCGGGTCATGGCATCAACATAAGTAGGACACCTGATTCAAACGTATCCACAGCAGCAAATGCAATGATACCAGTATCTCCGGTGAGTGGTACGAACAGTTTCAGTTCCACTGACATGTTCTTCTTCGCTAGGAGAATTTTCTTTATCCCCATGTACTCAGCCTGTGGTGGAGTTATTGAGCATCTGATACCATATAGCGGGGGTGAAAATGGTGTTGCAGATACAGATGATTGGAAATTTGCCATATATGATAATGGCAACGATGGTTTACCTAAGACATTGATATCGAATACTATGCAATGGACTCCCGCTAGTAGTTATAATCCAACATATCTCGATGTCACTAACACCAGTGGTGGGGAACTGACCCTAGATGCAGACAGATGGTATTGGTGGGCCGCTTTGGGTGCTAGTGCCACTAATGGAGGTAATATCCCAATGGGAACTTACTCCATGAATCGTGGTTATACCACACAAGCCCCTTGTGCAAGCGGAACACCGTTTGGAGTGTACTATTGGAGCAATTCAGGTCGGACATCATTCGATTCACCATTAACAGTAAGTGCCAATAGTTATGAGTTCAGGTCACTCAGCATGAACAATGTGCCTCGTTGGTTCTTCCAATACAAGATAGAGAGCGATTTCGGATTCAAGGGAGCGTGATAGTATGCCGGATGAATGGTTCTTGATGCAAAAGAAGGATGAGAACGGCGAGTGGCAATTCACTAGGGTTCTCACAGAGGAAGAGGCTAGGGACCAACTTAGGATGATAAGACAAGGTTGCTTGGAAGAAAGTGATATGTGGGCATACATGGATAGATGGAATTCATTGACTGATGCTCAACAAGCAGAATTAACAGCATATAGACAAGCACTTAGGGACATACCAGCGTGTAATGACCCATTTAACCCACCATTTCCAAGTAAACCAAGTTGGATGTAAAGAAAAAAAAGGAATGATAGAAAATGGCACTTAGAATAGTATACGACACGACCCACGGAATAAACTGCCCTGAAGCACATTGCGTGATAAGCAGGACAAAATGCTTCAAGAGGGGAACGGATGACACTGATGAGAATGATGCAGCATTTAGGATGACATACAATGGAGAGATATATTACGATGAGCAATCGTATTTAGATGGAAAGACACCCGTTGCCGGATTTAACATGGAGTACGAATTAGACATAAATGATGATGCTAATCATTACAACATAGTAAAGGAATGCTATGAGCATCTCAAGACTGTCGCTGGATTCGACAATGGTGTAGATTGTTAGATTTCAAACCTACTAGAGACATGCATCTGCACCAATACGCAGATGAATACTATGTTGAAGTAGAGTATGAGCATTGTAGATACCTCTACTCCCCTTTGTTGATTGATGAATAGAGTCATCAACATCGTGTATGACATCAACAACACTATGATGAGAAATGTGGAAACGTTGTATCCGATTGAGCCGAACTTCATCCGTTCAGCCTCAGTAGTGTCATGAGCGTGGTCATGAACCTATTTCTAGTCGGCACATCCAATGTTAATTCGTCCATCGTCTCGTTAGCCCACTCGTTGAACCATTGGCAGTTCCGTTCCACAGTGCAGAAAATGCACCGGGTTGTAAATTAACATTTCTATGATTTTGGCTATAGAGGACCAAAAAATAATCCATATGCAGTATTTCCGAGTGTAATTTTTTTGAAAAATTTTTAGGCAGGTATCGTGGGTTCCGACCATAAGCCGAAACACTCACGACACTGCCATATCTTCAGAGTCTTGGAAGACCCAACGTATGCACCCATGATACGCATAGGTATCGTTAATTCATTGCAATGTGGGCATTTGTCACGAAGAGCCACTTCTCTCACTCTCTTCTCTGATGAGCGTTTCCATGTACTCTTCCACGTTAGAGTGCGTGTATCGAGTGCTGCCAAACGCTGCAAAGAAAAGCAACGAGATTATTATTACAAATACTATCCAACCAAACCATTCCCAAGGTGTCATTTACCATTCAACTCCTAATTCTACTTCTTCTTCCTTCTCTATTGAGTATCCCTTAACAAAGGAATTCTCTTGACCGTACTTCCATAGGTCGTATACCAACTCACAGTCCTTCAGACAATACTCTGCTACTTCAGAATATCCACCATTCTTCCATACCATAGGTGCATCTGCACTGGTCATCGTCTTGTCATCTCCCAGTGTTTTAGTCACTAAGTTGGACAATGTGAAACGCTCGCCGGTTATAGATGCGATGTCTCTGCTCGTATCTATGTAGGCTTTCTTGTCCATGTACTTCTTTATGCAGTATATGTCAAGTGCGTTCTTCAGAACAGGTAGGTCGAAGGATACGATATTGTGTCCTAGTAGTTTGCCTCCCTTCTCAAGATGGTCATCTAAATCATACTTCAACTGCGAAATGGGCTTGATGCTGTATCCGCTCTTCTGTAGCGAATCAACTGGCTCATCGATGTATATCGTGCCTGTGTTGCCATCCCAAGTGCATACTGTGGATACCTGAAACATATGGGTATTACCCCATCCCCCTATGTCATAGGAGTAGTTCTTCGTCTCAAGGTCTATCGCTAGTACGCTCATTTCTTATCATCTGACCATAGTTTGTCCAACTTCTTCTGCTCTGCGGCTTTGGGGTCAGGGGTTGTTGTTGGTGTTCCCCTCGACATCCATGCACACAACTTGTCCCCACCTACGTTAATCATGGTCTTTACTTCCCATCCTTCCTTACCATAGGTGTTCAGTGACTCTGTAATCACTTTAGGGCCATCGCTCACATCGAATATTAGATACTGGTGTTCGTATTTCATAAAAGCACCTTACTCAACAGTGAGTAGACTTCGGTTGGTATTTTAACATTGCCTAACATATTATTCCTCCGGGTTCCACTTCACATACGCCTTCTTAGCAATGCGCTTTTCCTCGAAATTATCCGATATCTTCTGCCACCATTTGTATATGGTGGACTCGCCTTTCTTGGTTGTTGACCTGACTTTACCAATCAATATCGTCTTATTGACGAATCCATCTGAGCCTTCTCTGTTCAACTCATCATATGCTTTCTTGAATACACCCACATTCGCTTTGTCCTGTAGTGTCCTTCTCTCTATCTTCAATGCTGTATCCAACCAAGATACTAGGCTCTTGTAGCACTGCTTCACTAGGGAACCTGCCTGTGCTACGTTCCTAGAAGTCACGATGAATCTCTTTGACTTGTCTGTGATACTCGGTGCTTCTGCTATACAGCATAATATCGATAGACGCACTAGATGATTGTTCAATCTAGTGATGAAGTTGCTTGCTATCTCCAATACCTCTGCCCTACTGCTCTCCACGTATTTCCTCATGCTCTCATATTCGCGTATTATCGCTGCATTGAAGTCATTGGAGTATGTTATCACTTCTGTAGGGTCACGGTCAACATCCTCGTATCTCTCCTTCAACGTCTCATGTATTTTGGCGAATCCTCTAGCGAACTTGTCTATAGGGGCCTTGTTGTCCTTCTTGGTTCCGAATTCCTCAAGTACGCTCTTTCGTATCTCATCCTGAACAGACTGAGGAACCTCCCAAATGAATATCAGCATTCTCTGCATGATACCCTTCTCAGCAATAACGGATGTGAGCATCTTTGGTATGTATGATGTGGCATATGCTGAACGTTGGCATCTGCATTCCAATACAGTGTCTCCATCTTTGAGTTTCTTTGTGATAACCCAGTTCTCTCCCCAAAGAGTATTCATCAGAGTCATGAGATACATGACCACATTCTCTTTGTGTTGAGATTGCTTGAATACACCTGAATACTCAAACTCGTCGTATACAATCAATCCATCTCCTTCCAATGCGCCTTTGATTTGTACATCGACATACACTCTCTCAGGTCCATTTGCTCCCTCGATGGTTTGTTCCTCTTGCTTCATTGAGCCTATCAATGCTGCATCGGTAATCTCCTTAACGTCGAATATATCGAAGTAGTGTCCTCTAGCCTGTAGTATCTCAAACGTCTTTCTAGCAACAGGACCGAAGAAGTTGTACATCTCCGTCTTTCCTGAACCTGAAGTCTGCATCCAAAGAAAAGGAACTCTAGTATCCTCTCTTCTCTTGCCACCGACAATACACACCATATCCTTCGATAACTGCCCTAGTAATACGAAAGCAGTCAGTGCAGCAGGTACGTGGTTGTACTTCGATACATCTACTGCACTTGTGACATACTCCCGAATAAATGCGGGTAGTTCCAGTTTATTGCTCACTTCTTCTTGTTCTTCTTCTATGAACCCATAATACAGTTCATCTTCATCGTAATCATCTATCATATTTACATCACCATTTTATCTTCATTATTCAGCACATCCAATATTCGCTGTGCTAGGACTTTACCAAAGCCCTCTAGTTTTGATATCTCATCAACAGTCGCTTCCCCTATCTCCATGATAGAACCAAACTCCTTCAAGAGCAATGTTCCCTTTGCAGGACTTATGCCTTTGATTGAAGAGAGAACATCTAATCTCAAATCACCTGTGCTTATCTTTTGTTTAATTAAAGTCGGTGTGTACACAGGTCTGTCAACCGGCTTCATTTTACATACGGCAGTGATGATTCTAGCAGCCCTTCTAGCATTGTCAACTAATATGATATTAGCATCAGTATCTAGTAGTATCCTACCTATACCACCTAGGAACTTGTTCGTGAACATCGCTATGGAGTTCCTGTTGAATTTCATTCCCATTGTTCTTTTTGCATATTCAGTGATAGCACTATCCATGTCTCCATGAACTATCACTATGTTGTTCATGTATGCTCTATCCATATTGTCTAGTTGGTTCCACAGTCTCTTGTTCACAACAGACATCAAGAAATCATATGCTGACTTGGCCTCGAAGCATACGTCATCAAATACATAATCACCTATCTCCAACCACTTCTTCTCATATGGTATGTTCATCTTCTGCGCATGTGTCTCAACCAATTCGGCCAAGTCGGAGTTCTCCCTACTGTCTATCAATAGTTTATTCATACACAACCACCAACTAGATTGAATGTGCTTTCTATGAAGGCCATCATCCCTGTTAGATAGAATCCTACTCTAGTGTAGAATATCTTATCCTGCCTTTTCATTTTCTTGATATCAATAGCAGTCTCTACGTCTATCTCTATCTTCTCTTCAACTTCTTTCTTCTTGAATCTAGACATTATTCTCTTTATCATTCTGCATACCTCCAACACTTACCTATACAGTATCCCTGTGGAATCAAGACGTTCTTGCATCCGGGTGCATTGTATCCCTTCTCAACAATGCCTCTTAGATATCCCCTAGTGACCTGTTCGTTCCAATCGCCCCATACTTCGGGTTTGGAGTTAGCGATATGCTCAAATTCCTTCATAATTATATCCATGATTTCCTCTTTCTTCTCCCTAGTTATATTTCGCTCACCTAGAGCAAGTATGTCCCTATACCAAAGTGCTAGATAGACTCTAGCGTAATGTCCGGGGTTCTCTACCATGATGGCATTGTGCAAGCAGGGGAGGATAGGCAGTTGACCAATCGGTTTAGGTGCAACTATTTCTTCCTTTGAAATCTCGATAGGCTCGACTGTAGGCCATGAAATCAATCGCTCCCCACAAGTACCATCGATGAGTCTAGGCTCCCTAGCGAGGCTCAGAATGCCATCTAAACCACCAACTAAGTCACCGATGACTAGAGGGATGCAGAAATATGGCTCTCCGTTCTCATCACTGCTACTCATATTGACCGTATTCGGTATTCTACGAAGTCTGTTCGTCTGAATACCACTATCGTCTAATGTGTTTCTTCCCTCCTTTATGCTCATATACCATCTCTGTATCTGACGTATATTCTCTGCTTCTTCACCGAAGACTATCACATGAAAGCCCTTGCCGCTGAAGAAAGCCTTGAACTTGATGTCATCCTCAACCAAGTCATGCAATACAGAGGACATGTCATCAAATGCCTCTTGTAGTGTCTTGTCACCATGAGCATCGAAGTCCAAGAATGCTCTATCTAGTATGATAGAGGAATCAATCTTGACATTATCATTGAATCTCTCGAAATCATAGATAGTAAAATAACAGTTCATCAAACCGTTGTATGTATTTATGAAATCAATCAGTTCCCTTCTGTTTCTTACTATCCTTCTTTTCATCTGTCTTGCTTGTGGCAGATGACTTCCCGCCCAAACTTCCTTCGGATACATCATTTTCATTACCTCCAAATTTTACCGTCGCAGACGATAACTCAATCTTTATCGTCTCTGCTATCTCTGCTTTTATTTTCATTAGAACCTTCTTCTGAAATTCTTCGCCTATCTCATTCCACACCATATCCAGTTTGTCTTTAGGAGTCATATGGTCGTATGCCTTATGCGCTAATATGTTTATAGTGGTTTGAACATTCGATATTTCCTCAAAGGTCCACTCTTTCTTCTTCAGTTCATTCATTATATATTGGTTCAAATTCATTACATCCAACTCTCTTCTTGTGCTTTCTCACATATGCCATAGAAACTACAGTTGGAGCATGTCTTGAAGAAATACTTCGCATAGAAGTCATCCTTCTCGTATGCTGCAACTAGTTCGACTAGTCCCTTCAATACTGCTGTGTGACTAGACGGCTTGCATTCCTCGACATATGTGTAATTTGATGCAGGATAATACCATCCCCAATACTTCATGTCGTATTCAGGATTGAGGCCGTTCTCCCTGAGAATATCAGGTGATGAGTTATCGAATAGCAATTTGTAGAATGCCATCTCCTTCCTCATCATCGTTCTCTTGTAGTCCTTCCAAGGACCAGTCTTCAATTCCATAGGAATGTAGAACTCATCCTCTTGGAAGATACGGTCAATGATTCCCTGTATATGTACCCTATATGGCCTAGATAACTCTGCCTTTGGGTTCCAGTCAGGCTGTATCACTATCTCAGCATCAAGCATTACCTCATTACCCGGTGGAAGATACTCGCCCAACCTACCTTCGTCTCTTGCCTCAAGGAATCTTTGGGTCGCTGTAGTCGCCATTGTGTCATACATGTCCACATGGTCATCTACAGGAAACAGGCTCATGCAATATGACTTTACCTCGGATGGAGACATATTCTCTGCTTTCTTGATATCAAATGTATTGAAGAAATCCTCTTGGGAGTTATGCACTATACTACCCTTAGCCATTGCTGGTGATTGGTCTATTGGCATCCTCAAGGGATACTGAAAGAAATACTTCTGTGGACACCATTGGAACGAGCCAAATGAAGACTTCGTTATCTTCAATATCGGCTGGCTCTCATCATCATAGTCAATAGGATTCCATGCGTATGTGTATTCTCTCATTAAAACCACTCATCCAATGTTTTCTGCTTGCTGTCTTTTCTTATTTGCGCGTCGTCCCATCCCATCGCTCTGAACACAGGGCTGGCCTTCTTTATCACTGACTCAGCGTAATGACTCCAATCAGGAGTGAAGTTCTTGAAATCTTCAATCTTCAACGCTGAGTAATAATCAGGCTTCACCACTGTTTGTTTGATTGGGTGAACAAGCGTATGTGGGTTGTTTCTAACCTTGAGATATAGATATGAATCATCTATGGGTTCCCTGTTCAGTTTGTTGTATAGTAGAGTACCGATTATGCCTGAACCAATAACCGGTGACTTACCTGCTGATTTCCAACCTTTTCCTGACTTGGATACTGTTCTCAAATCCATATCGGAGCAGCATACTGCCTTCGTTAGAAACATGAGGCTAGATGTCGTATCGCAGTTTCTACAGATTACGTGGAACCTCTCAGGTCTGTATCTAGACCTCTTGAGCAACCTTTGTATATCTACATTACCCGATTTTACATTCTCATAGATATCATTGAGATAGGAAACTATCTCTTCCTCTGACTTCTCCCCGACCCACATATTCAGAACAGAAATCTGTACTTCCTTATCCAGCGGTGTTTCTGATATTCTCTTAGCGGTGAATCCAGTCATGACGAATTCTTCTTCATCTAGGAACTCACCATCCTTCCAAGTAATCAAACCAGCATTCCTGTTCTTGGTAGCACCCACACCTAGGGTTCTGAAATACTTCTCAAACTCCAAAGTGACAGGATGCTCATCAAGACCCAATACATTCGGGAACTTAGAGCGAACATGCTCATTCAATGTAGAGAGAACAGACTGTGCCTTCTCAACACTATCCACTTGACAGTATATCGAATCTGTGTGTCCATATACCACTTTCATCATTCTTCCTCCCTGAATTGTCTAGCCCACTTTAACGGACTCATCATGAAGATGTAATTGTTGAGCCAGTTCTGTACGCAGAAATTGCATACAAAACCGCTCTTCGTGTCACAGCCAGTAGCATAGTTGCTATTCTCATGACAGACATAGCACTCCTTGAATACCACTTCTCTCATGATAATTGCCTCACTTTGAATGCTGCTTCACGAATAGCCTCTCTAGCACTAGCAGTAATACTAGCAGCCAAATCAACATCAGCCCAACCGAATCCCTGATACGCAATGATACCATAGAAGGATGCCATCAATCGCTTGACTGCAAGTTGGTTGTTGTTCCACTTGGCATACTCGGATTTGCTCTCTGCTTGCTTCATGTTCTTCTTGTATTGATTCCTTAACTCCTTCAATTCCAATACTGCCCTAGGCAATAGACCTAGAGCATCTGTATTGTAATACAACATCTTGGTGTTTTCTACGTCAGAGAAGTCCTTTGGTGTGAATATATTCACAGCAAACTCAGTAGGAGTATCTGATTTAGTCTCCCAAGATATGTTTCTCGCTATCATCATAGATGGGTATAGTCCAGCGAAATCAAATGCTGCCACACCTAGATGAAGACCATTCGTTCCTGCTTCCAATGGGTCATATACCATAGCACCATCATAGTCAACTCTGTCTTCCTTCCTACCTGTAGGGGCCTTCCATGATGCATTTCTCATGAAGTATATGCCTCCCATGTGACTAGCATAGAAACAAGCATCGAATGGTGCTTTCAGAAGACGCTGAAGGGATACTATCGCCTCACTGGTGAAGTTTTCTTCATCAATTCTCTTGATTAGGTCAACATCCAGTTTAGCATACTTGAGATATGTGTCAGTATCCTCCAACCATCCTCTTGAGAAGAACTCAGACTTCTCAGGAAACTTCTCACTGACTAGTTTCTGCTCATTCAATACTTCTGTTGAGATATAGTCCAATGACATCGAAGGTAGTGTGCCTCTTTGCGAATCATTCCACTGTCTCTCGAATGCTAGGTCTAAATTTAGCGTTATTCTTCCCTTGATTGGCTGCTCGATAGGAGAAAACGACTCTTTTCTGAACGTGTAGCCATCTTTTGACTCGTAAAAGCCCGTTATTTCCAACATTGGAGAGATAATTCTCGCATCAATGCCGTTTTTCACGCATCTTTCTAATAGTTTTGGTAAATCGAACTGATTTCCGAACCATGATATAAGCATATCAGGGTCATCTAACACTATTCTCGTTAGGAACGATAATAACATTTCATTCTCGTTATTGAAGATTAATATATCTTTAGATTCATAATGATTATCTTCAGGAAACCATGCATATTGATGAAATACCTCTTCATAGTTATCATACGCTATAATACAAGTAATAGCACCACTATGTTCACCACCTTGCTGCCATTCCATATCCCAATAATACTTTCTTAGTCGATATTCGGGTATGTTTTGTATTCTGTCAACGGCATACCTGTGATGATAGGGTACATCAGCCTCGTATGTCTGATTGAACGTTCCTTTTACATCTCTCATGTGCTTTGGATGATTAGGAGTGTAGTATACCTTCGATAGAGATTCACCATCTAAGTTCAACGCACAGTCATGCTCATATGTAAATTCAAATGGAGATGTCTTCTTGCTCCACTTGTTAGATACAAAGGCACTTTGCTTGTTAGCATCCTGCTTCTTGACGTAGAAGTATGGCTGGAAATCATTGTGGGAAAGAACCTCTTGCCTTCTGTGAGGCTTATCTCCCTCTCCCTCCCGCCATCTAATACAGATGCCTTCATTCGTTGGTGAAATTATCATGTCATTACCTTTCCAAATATGGTGCTTTCAGAAGCATCCTACTACCTGAACGAATCAATACTGGGAAATCATCTTTCAGATATATGCTCGTCACACCATCTAGTATCGCACTAAATGCTCCTGTTATCTCAACAGTTGACTGCTCACCCATCACTGCTAGAGTGTCGATTATAGTGGAGTAGTTCTGTACAGTTCCGCTCCTACTGCTCGATAGTGTGAAGTTCTCCCCATCATAGTCAAACTTGTACCTCGCTGTCTTCAACACATCACAGCCCTTTGCCGCATCGACCATGACATCATCATTCACAATCACATGTGTCTCAAAGGAAGTGTTGTTCTTTCCGAATGTAGGCATACCCTCAGTTGGTATGACAGTGTTCCTTAGTCTCTCAATCATGGCATAGTGCCTATGTCCGACAGCAATACCGAATGATGCTGTTTTACTTGCTGTCTTCAGGTTCACATAATCACCTATGGTGACTATGACATCACCACTAAATGTCTTGAGATACTTGGAGAATGTCTCTATATCGATAGCACATTCTCCTATGTCTTCTACAGTATCTAGTGGTATGAAGGAAGAGCAAACGGTACTAAGGTCTGCATTATACAGTTTAACACCGTTTGGCTCAACAACAACATACGCTGATGGGGAAAGGTTTCTTCTTCCTACAGATGCTCCATTGGGATAGTCGCCTCGCATTAGGATATCATTCAAATTGTTGATTAGTATCTTGCTATCCACAGTGAACCTCATAGTTTACCATTCCTTAATTCATCTATACCGAACCACTTGTTATCTCCATTCGTGGAGAATACAACCCATTCCTTACCTACGAGGTCGGGGTTCGTCTTGCTTGCCTGTAGTTCTGCGACGTAGTTAGTGACAGAACCCGACTTCATTCTCTTGATGTGAATCATCTGATTGAATCTAGCCGGAGTTGACTTGTGCCAATCGGGTACTTCACCTACAGGAACAGGGACAGCGATTCCCTCATACACAGGTTTCATGTGTGTAATCAGAAATCTGTCTGCATTCACTGACAGGAAAGCATCAAGCAATCTGTTGTATATCCTGTTTCTTATCTTCCAATCCAAGGGAGTCACAGAAACGGAGTCTGTGTCTTTTATGATAGAACCTGACTTAGATTGATTCTTAGCCAAATGCTCTCTCAAAGCGTCACTAGACCCTTCGTATGCTTTGTCAACACCATCAAGAATAAACGCCTTGGTGTTCTTATCCTGATTGGTTTCTTCCTTTACCATCTCGATGAAAGCATGGGCATTGTTGAAACTCTCGTTCCAATCAATAGACCCATCACTTGACATCTCAAGGGGATTGAATATAACGATATCATCAGTTCTATTCCATCCAGCATCCCATGTTGGTTCTGCACCATTGTCGAAATCCAAGACGAATATCTTCATACCCTTCTCTATCTCTTCAGGTGTTCTGCAATCTAGAGCAGTGCCGGTCTTACCGACTTTAGGATTACCTGTGATAGAACATAGTAGATATGACCTATCCCTTTCCTTCCTGAGTTTCATCTGCTCAAGAATCTTGGCTTTCCTTTCCTCAAAGGATATTCTGCTCACTGTTTCTTCTTTCTTCTCGTTGTTATTGTTCGTCCAACTCATATTTATTCCTCTTATACTCAATAGGTATTGTGTTTCCATTTGCTCTGCTGTACTTGTCCAGCAAATCATTCAGTTCCTCTAACGAGGAATGAATTCGTATCTCCTTGCCTGATACAGTATGGAACTTAATCCAATACTCACCAGTCTCGGTGTTCCTTCGCCATGTGGCGAAGTCTATGTTCTTGAAGGGAAGAGCAAAAGACGCACCATGTATGAAATCCTGCGTCACCTCAAACATCAGAACCAGTCCGTGTTATCCTCGACTGAGATTGCTACAGGCTCGGCTGTTCCTCTCTTCTCTATTGCGTAAAGTCCACTTACATTGATTGTAGCGGAATTTAGATTACCGTTCTCATCTCTTGATTGAGATGTTCTGCCCACTACGATGACATTAGAACCAATACCGAAATCTAATTCAATATGTGGTGGTATCCAACAGGTAGTTCCTGCAAAGCCATCACCATCATAGTCGAAGTCAGAGTTCAAGTCTGTAATCGATATGATGCGGTTGCCGTTCTTCGTGGGGTTCATGTTCATGCTTGACACAGAACCGTCTGTGACAACGAATCTCTCGTTGTAGTTCTTCATGGCAGCGAGGCCATGATACCTGTCTAGGTCTAGCAGTGGAGAGTAGTTGTCCTCACAGAACTGCATCAACATCGTATCCATAGATATTGCACTAGCATCTCTCTTATCCTCAGAACCATCAGGTAATGACTCGTTATAGATTAAGGATGCAAGAGTAGTGTCTGTTGCACCATGTATCTTCAGTTTGTCATTGCTGTTCGGGATGCACGTAAAGTGTACCAACTCGAAAGTCTTAGGCTCAAAGCCTCTGCTTGCCTCACCCTTGTAGTTGAAGAAATAGATACCGAATCCATTGTCTTCCACTTCACCGATGAATATACCGCTTCTCCTGTATTCCTCTACAGGAAGTGGTCTGCCGTAGTTCTTGTTTGGGTTCATCCCGTATGCCTTCATAGCATCTAGTGGAATGATGTGGACACCATCACCTACGTCTATTGCTGCTGCATGTAGGCTATCTGATTCCATAGACCGCTCTTCGCCGTCATGCATTCTTCTAACGCTGAACTTACCGCTTGCTATGTTCTTCTCTACTATAGCGACTTTACCGTTGTTGTAAGTCATATCAGCAGAAACCATGTATTCCTTCTTTACTCTGTCACGCTGCATTGCCATCATGTCTCTTGCTTCATCAAGAGAGATGAAGAATCCGAAAGCCTTCTTGAAAAGAGAGCCACCACTGTTGGTGTTGCTCTTGCTGGCTTGTCTCGCACTGCTGAAATACTGTCTCCAAAGAGACAATACAATCAGAGTATCGGAATCCTTGTTGAGATTGTTCTGTGAACATATCTCATCCACCTTGGCCCAAGCATCTTCTGATGCCATCCCAAGGAGTTCCGCTCCTTTCTCTACTTCGTTCTTCAGTTTCATTTCATTTTCACTCATTTTTATCACCTATGTTTTTCTTTCTTTCTTCATATTCTGACTTTGGGCCGTCAAGTGCCTCATCATACTTTACGTCGTTGATGATACGACGATACTGGTTCCGTGTGCAGCCGAACCTTCGCTGATAGTAGTTATCTGTCCAATATTTCTTTTCATTTTCTTTATTCATTTTATTACCTCCTATTCATCTCATAATTATATGAGTGCAAAATGTATTCTTCCCATTCGCTTATTGCCTTGCTGATTTTATCATCATACTTCGCACAGATAATCGTGCCTGATTTCAAGTGCATCTCTACGATGGTATCGTCAGTATCTTCACCACTAGATTGCCTTGGTCTAGTGATGAAACATGCAATCTCTCGCATGTCTATGAATTTCTCTATATCACTTTGCTGATTGTATATTGCTATTATCATCCTACCACCATCTGTCCTATCATCCAAGATGCTAGAATCTTGGGAGTCATTGTTCTGCTTCTCCATTCAGACTCCCCGATGATTCTCAGGAACTTGAACTTCGTAGTGTGGTCTAGGTCTTCCATGTTTACAACGCAGTCGTGTAAATTAACACAAATCTGCGTCATGTCTGAAGTTTCGTAAATCATTTTATGCACCTTGTCCAACGCTGATTGAAATTGTTTCATTTGTATTTGTTCTATTATTTCGTTGTAAGATGTTAAACTCTTTACTAACTGTTCTGTTAAAGGAGTGCCACTATGAACTGCTGCTTGTAGTTCTGTGACTCCCCTGCGCATGTCTCCATGTAAACCGGATATAAACATTCTCAAATCATTCAATTCGATATGGTCAATGTTCTCCCTGTCCAGTATATTCGTCAGCATAGTCTCCATGTCTGTATCGCTCAACCTGCTGAAGTTGTAGTTGGCGCATCTAGACTGCAATGGCATAATTATCCTGTGCCTCTCATTGCAGGTCATGATGAATCTACAGTTCGACGCATATCTCTCCATCACTCTCTTCAGTGCATTCTGAGAATCCTTGGTCATACCATCCATCTCATCCAATAGGATTATCCTGAATGGTATATCACCAATCTTGGATGTTGATGCTATCTCCTTGATGAGAGTTCTAACTGTCTCTAGTTTCCTATCATCAGAGGCGTTTATCTCAAAGAAGTTCTCGTCTCTGTACTCTGCTAGGATGTCATTAGCCAATGCCCCTGCTGCTGCGGTCTTGCCTGTTCCAGCAACACCGAACAATAGCACGTTTGGCATATCTCCATTGACAACCCAAGAACGCGCATCTCTCACGAACTTCTCTTGTCCTATAATTTCAGTCATCGATTTTGGTCTGTATTTTTCTGTCCATAACATTTTCATTTCTCCTGTATTTGTATAGGTAGTAGTAATTCCTACCTACTAGTTTTCGTCCTACTTTGTCTAATCCCTTAGACATTCTAAGCATCTGTGCCATCGACTTGATGCCCATAGCATGATGCTTATACTTCTCATTCCAAGCATCCATCACATCCAATGTGGTGAATGGCTCATCTACATCTTGAGCAAAAGAAAGAACGAAGTCTCTTGCTCTCTGTGTTCTGTAATATTTCTTCTTCATCAAAAGTCCTCCAATAGAGATGATTTCGGAGTGGGGTCTGTCTTTTTCCTTCTCCTTTTCTCACCTAGTTTCAACACCCTGCACTGCTTGTTGTCCAACACTTTCTTAGCATAGGAAACAAAATCCGGGTCTTCCAATAGACCATCTAATAGATACGACTCTCTTTTCTTCAGTCCTAGTTTCCTACAGATACTAGGCAAGTCACTCTTAGGATATTTCTTGTCGAATGACAATCTACGGTAAATCTTACCCTCATGCTTGTACGCTATCAACTCATAGAAATAGTCCACAGGCCATTTTCTTTTCACCTCTGAGTCAACGAATACTAGTTTGTTCGGGTGTATGTTCGATGACAGTAGACTGAGAAATAGTGCATCAGGTGGTTTATTCAGTTTCAATAACTCAACTACCTCATCCCTATTCTCATTCTTCAGGTACTCCACGACTAGACTGAATACATCCAAGTCGTATTCCCTAGGCTCTACTGCATTGGGAGCCATAGTTCGTATCGTATCTTGCAGATGCTTCTTACTACCTGCTCTCTTTAGTTTGCACATGTTGAAGATATCCTTCGGAACACTCTTCTGATTGATTGAGGTGATTACTATCTGACCCCTGTATTCTCTCAGAGTCTTCTTTATCGCATCTGTGTTTGGCTTGTGATGAACATCCTCAATCAGTATGCCCCTAGATGTGGGTATACTGTAGTTATCGTGTATGTCATATTCATCTGCATACATCACGATAGGGTCATCAGACAGGTATTCCATCGCCTTCGTCGTCTTTCCCGTTCCGGGTTTGCCCACCATTAGTATTGGTCGTATCTGTTTCATTTTCGTTAGGGTCAATTAACCTCACATCCATTATTTCCGTATATTTACTATCACATGCAGCACAGTCTATCTGCGCCATGTAATACTTGAATTCGCCTTCGTACATTATTCCGGCTTCGTAGGCGAAACTCTTGTCATTGCATTCTCTACAACCATTGAATATCAATAGCAGTAGCGACTTCTCTATTATCTCATCATCACTCGCTGTCTCGTCATATTCGGGAATTATGCTTCTAGCCATATGGCATGAACTGCATAGATTACCATACTCTGCCATGTATACATTACAGCGAGTGCATCTCAAGTGAATCAAGCCACCGAGATTATTTCTGCTTCAGGATTCTTCAACTCAATCATTCTCTCTAGACCAGTCATTGTGTGCTGTAAGTTTCTATCGAATATATCCACAGCCTCTCTGAATGTATCCCAAGAGTCCCTGACATCAGGGAGATGTCTTGGTAGTAATTCACAAAGCCTCGTTAGGTTCTTCTTTCCAGTCACCATCAATATCGGTCTTGGTCTAGTTTTATGCTCCTTCTCCTTATACTTCGATTCTATGTTATGTTGTAGGAGAGTGCGTTGCACTGCCTGAAGCATTCTAGCACCTCCCCTGAAACTAACCTTCAATCTCACTCTGTATCCGATACGAGTGCTATCATCCTTCGATACATGTATCTCAGTCTTAGCCAGCGAGAGCAGTATGCCTATTAATTGGTCCTTTGAATACATCGAATCACTCTTTCGCATAGTACGTGTCACGTAAATGCAAAGCCCAATCGTCTGCTTCGGGATTTATATGTTGTGCCTCTATCTTGTCCAACTTAGGCCAATACACATGTCTAGGGGAAACCCGATTGGTATCTTCCCTAATCGCATTATCAACTGCATAGTCAGCAGCCAACGTCACGAATGACTCAAGCATGTCATGCAAGTAGTATGACATAGACCTAGATACCGAGAACTTCTTCTCATGTGATTCGGACAAGTCCTTCACGGTATCCTTGAATATCTTCATCACATTGATGTTCTTGGCCTCTCTTCTTTTCTTCTTCTTGACCAATGGCTCAGGAACTATCAGTTCACTACCCTCGAAATAGGGACATCGATTGACATCTATCTTCCTAGGTCTTCCTCTCTTGCCTACTTCGTTCAAGTAAGCATAGCCATCTTCTATCTTTATGCAAGTGTATACCTTACCATCTATCATCGTACCAGCATTTACTATAATCATCAAATCATCTCCATTATGTCTTGTAGAGTATTTATTTCACTAGCATACTTATCCTCGCGTATCGATTTGACTCTTGGGAATCTTATCCCATATCCATCATCTGTCTTTGTTATAGCCTCAAAGACAACAGTGAGAACAATTCTAGGTAAGAAGAAATACTCTGTTCCACTTACCTTCTCTATATTCTTCCTCAATCTACTAGTTAGTCTCTCTAGGTCTGCGTCACTCAATCCAGTGCCTACATAACTCAGAAACTCGTAGTTGCCATTGTTCAATACAGCAACACCGAAGGAGCCGAATAATCCCATTCTATTTCCTGTACCCATCTTACCCTTCACAATAACGACATCTAACTCATATTGTGCTGGTTTGTATTTCCACCAAGAATTACTTCTCCTTCCAGCGTCATACTTCGATGTGGCATCTTTCAACATGATACCCTCAAAGCCTTCCTCAATCGACATGTTGTATAGTGCATTGATGTTGAATGACTCATCCTCTGTCTCGTAGTGATACTTACAGTGAGGATAACTTGTTTTGGATAGTATCTGCTTTCTTTCTAATTGGGTTCTTTCCATAAGATTCTCATTATTGTAGAAAAGTATGTCAAAAGCAACCACTTCTATTGGACACTTCTCAACTGCCTTGAGAACGTCCTTAGAATGCACCCTAGTAGCCATCCTGTGATGAGGTAATGGTCTTCCGGTAGTATCTACAGGGTAAAACTCACAGTCCAATATGACGCTTGTATCGGGCCATTTTAGGGCCATGTCCAAAACATCGGGAAACTTGTCAGTGACTCTTTTTCCCTTTCTATTGAAGATAGAGACGGTATTGATGTTCTTATGTATCTGATACCTATTACCATCGAACTTGTAGTCTACTATTGTGTTCGTGAATTTTCTCTTTCCGGGTCTAGGTTTAGCCAGCATCGGTTTGATGAATTGACCTACCGTGATATTAGACTCAGGCTCAGTTTCATCCTCTAGACATTCTACAATGTAGGAGAGAGGATGTAGTTTAGCCCACTCATGTACGGTATCATTCTGATAGTATTCAGCGATGCCCTTGGTTAGATTCTTGGTCATGATACCAATTCTAGGCTTCCTGAGCCAAAAACGTATAAACCATTTCAACTCTATCCTCGACATGTTTGTTATTGCTTCACGTAATAGAATCGTATTGTTAGAGTCGAATCTATTGCAGTCTAAAGATAATAGATTGTCCATTTGCTTTAGCGTTAAATTACTCTTATCTTCATTACCCCACATGAAGTGAAATAATGACTCACCTAAATCCTCATAGACATTACAGAAACTAAGTAGTTCATCTTCAAACACATCGAAGAAAGAGGAACACCATTTAATCGCTTTATTCTCAGCGATGTTGTTAGGCTCATACTCTAGATTTAGAATCTTAACCGCAGTTGCCTTATCCTCGAATGAAGAGAAGTTATTGCGAAAGTATTCCTTGAAGTTATTAGGTGATTGCTCGTATACCTCTAGGAAATAACATAGGTTCCACATCATAGTATAGCCGCCAACTCATCCCACATATGCTCATTAGCGGTGAAACTAAGTCTGCTATAGTATGGGTTTCTTATTCTTATAGAGGTATAGACCCTGAAGGAAACGATTGTTATCTCATCTCCTAGATTGAACTTACCACTTTGCCAAAAGTCCTTGTCTCTGATATATCCATCTCCGAGATTCAAGAAGTCCTCGTTGATTACTATGTTATCAGACTGCCAATCGACATCACTATCCATCCATTGACCTCCCTCGACTATAATTACATCATGTCGGAAGTCTCCTTCCTTATCCTTGAGCAGTTCATCGATGAACCACTGCAAGAAGCATACATTGTAGTTCGGGTGTCCCTTGAGATTGAAGTTGTGAAAGAAATCCCTATCACTCTTATCTATGAAAATATCCTCTCTCTTCTTATTGGCTTTAGGTGGATTAGGGAACTTGTAAGACCCTGTGCTTTCCATCCTGAAGTCTCGTATGTCCAATACATCTGACATGCCTGATGCGATTAGTGTCTTTTGGTATTCATTCCACTCACTCAAGGGAAGCAACTCCATCGTTGTTTCCCATTCTAGAGAAAAGGGTCACATGCACATGTCTCTCACTAACCTTGCTGTCTCCTGACTTATTGAACTCTGATACCAAGTCATCGAGAAAGTCTTGAAAGTGTGCTGTCACTACTTTCTCAAGTGCATCATAGGTATTCGGGTTAACATAAGTCCATTCATCTAACTTGCTCTTCAATGCTATCTTCATTTTCCTGTTTGAAATCATAATTACCACTCATCATCCTGTTTAGAGTCTCGACTACCTTAGCAGCCTCGCTCTGATTGAACCTAACGCCCTTTCTCGTAGGGCTACCGTTTTGATACCAACGAATATCCACAATTGGTATATTCCAGTATTCACCCGTTAAAACAACTAATTCCTGTGATGGACTCCTAGGAATCCTTACTAGTATCCTCTCATTCTTCATACCAACCACTCTTGAAATTGTTTAGTTCCTTTAACGATTTAAAGTATCTAGGAGATGCGAGGGTGTCTAGGCGGTTCACTACCCAGACAACACCTCCCAAACTCGCTATCTTCACTATCTCGTACTGACCACCATCGACATCAACCACCTCATCAGTAGTTATATCGGGGGTCATTCCATACTGCTTCGTAAGTAAAGTACCTATGCTACCAATATTCTCAGCAACATACTTCACAATCAAAGAACGCTGTATGGGTACTTTAGCATCAACAGTCACACTAATTTTCCCCTTCCACTCACATACCTTGCATCCAGCACCTTTCTTCTTGTCCTCTTTCTGACAAATAGGACAGGGTATCTCTGCTGGTAGTGGTGCAGGGAAGTTGATTGTCACTGCTCTATGCTGCATCAACAATTACCATCCCAAAGCCTGTATCTGAGAGTATAGTCATATGTCATGTTCATGTTGAAATCAGGGAAGTGCAGTATAGCACTGCCTGTCGTACCATATCCGTTTGATATGTATAGACCGTTCTGATTCACATGTCCTGTCTTAGACTCGAATGTGGTATTGTCGAATACCACTGTATTGTTCTCAAATATGAAGGATGTGTGTGATGCCGTGTATACGAAGTAATCCAACTGCAATAACATCGTGTCATTACCGATGTCCACTATTGGCATAGTGCTGTTATTGTCCTGCATCCACGTCACTTCCTCATCCACCCTAATCCAATCAGGAGTAGGGCATTCGGAGAATACATCCTCCGGGTCGGGTATTGCTTCTGTGCAACCAGCCAACATCGTGCTTACCATCAATAGTGCAATTACTTTCTTCATTCCTCTTCGCCTCCAAAATCATACAGTGTGGGACTAACCCTCTGTGGTCCTACGTCAGCAAACTTGTATTTAACGAATTTAGATGTGCTTGACTTCAGATTGTACGAGTAATACTCATTGTCACCAACAACGACAGCGTATTCCATCATAGGTCGCCATGTGTTGATTGTCCTCCAATCAGTTCCACTGAAGAAGGCCCTTCCGAATGGATGTGTGTGAATCCATGCCTTGATGGGTAGTTTCATCCCGAATATCGACTTGTCATCTTGATTGAACCAAACAAGACCGGGGTTTCCCTCGCTACAGTAAAGGTTGTCATTGGAGTCAATTACAACCTGAATCTCATTTCCATTACATAGGTCATGGGTGACTGCCCATATGATATCCAAGAACGCTTCACACTTATCATTCACAGGCCAAAAGGAAATATCCTGTGCATTATCTGCATAATACGCCTTTATCTCTTCAATAGCAACTGGGTTCATGTGATATGTCTTGTCATACTCTTCCACTGCCTCATCCGATAACATACAATACGCCTCCAACCAGTATCACACCAACAAATAGCATCAGCAGCATCCTGCTTCTGTTCCTATACACCGTCACTCTTCTGTTTACCATGCCGACGTTCTTGGTTAGTTTATCCACTGTCTTTCGTATCTCTTCGTCAACCTTGGTCAAATCACCAATCATCTCGTCCTGCACTGTATCAGTGACGCTTTGGTATGTTTCGTTCTCTGTCAATTCCAATCCTAGTGCCTTGACCTTGTACTTCAGGGAACCAACGGTTCTCTTGAAGCCATTTTGGAAGAATTGCTCTTGTATTCTAACAAGAGTAAACCCATCCTCAATGCAGTTTTTCAATAACACTACTTCTGTTTCTGTCCATTTCTTACTCATCTTTTCAACCTCCTATACTTGTAGGTGAATTCTTTTGCTAGAGCCATTGCTCTCTGTTCATCGATTATACTGTTGTTCTTTGTAATATAATCGGCTATTACATGAAGGGGTTCCCCATCCTGTATCAATACCATGATATCACTCATCTTACTCATATGCTCACCGTCACGAAATCTGAAACCTGCTCATTGTTGAACCACTTCTGAATCCACTGTGAACCCATCGCTGCGATTACAATATTCATCTGATTCACCTGTTCTGCGGAACCATCCCACTCCTGCGCTTGGCATGAGTAGGAACCATCATCACCAACTAATAGCATATCAAGTTTGTTTTTATCGATATCAGAGGAAACTAATACTGCATTTCTGCCCTGCGCTCTCAAATCCAACCATTGTTTAGCCTTGTCTGAGTTGTATAGCATTCTTCTCGTACTCATGTTATCGACGCAGCATACAACCAAGTCATACTTGTCGAAGTCATTGTCCATGACCACATCGTATGGCTGTGTTATAGTGAATCCATGATTGAACATGGAGTTGATTGCCTTCACCTTCATCTCACCGATATGCAACCGGTTGAAGTTCTGATACAGGAGATTCTTTTCCTCTACCTTATCAGAGTCAAACACAGTCAACTCATATATGTTCAGTTTGTTCAGGAATTGAATAAGGAAACTCCCTATACCACCTGCGCCTATTATCAATATCTTCTTTCTTCTACTCATTTTAATCACCAATTTCTATTTCCTCTAGTATTTTCTTCTCAGCATATCCGTATGCTACGTCTACACCGAATCCCATCTCATGCATTATCTGCATCAGTGCTATCATCCTGTCCTCGATATGAGGTGGTGGGTCGCATGGCTCACCATCCACATCATACTGCATCGCTAATGTCCAATATTTCTTCATTTTAATCACTCATCCTCATCCATCATTTCCTTCTGTGCTAGTCTGCCAATCATCACGCTGATTGATTCCTCAATCGAAAGACCAGCGTTTATCAGCCTAGTTGGTATTACGATGTTATCATTGCATTTGCTACAGCACCTACCATCTGCTACAGGTAGGGCATTGTGACCATCCAGCCAATATGCATCACCATTCTCGGTGAACTCTGCTTCTATGGGGTTGCTGCATATGCAGCATATCTTCAATTCTACATCATTCATATTATCAACTTCTCCTTGAAATGCAGGTAATACTGCGGTTTTATCTTATCTCTATCGAATCCTATTCTCTTCAAGATTCTCTGATATGTGTTTCTTATCGTCACCTCTGACATGGTGCTTACCTGATACAACTGTTTCTGTGTCAGACCTTTATTCATGAAGACGGATGTTAACCAAATACCAGTTAATACATATGATGTAGTAAATGTAGTATCTTGGAACACCTTCTTTATTCCCTCTGTATTGATTATACATTCACTGATGAACTCATTGTCCTCTGTCAAATCTATACCGTTCTTCAACTTGGATATCTCAGTCACTAACTTCCTTATCTCATTGGGTATGACTATTTCTCTAGGTCTGATAGGACCACCGAGGCCCCTCATAAGTTTCTTCACTGCCCTATTGAGCCTAGTCACATTCAGGTCGTTGTTCCTAGCATGTTCTCTAGTCGTTATTCCTAGATGTCTCTTTCTCATTGCTATGAATGCTATGGCATTAGAGAACAATACGATATCATTCAAATGCTTATGTCTCTGTCTGAGGTAGTTGGACATGTAAATTGCATCTTCCTTGACTTCATTACTGACATTGTAGTATGATAGTGACATCATTATCTCAATATGATACTTGTCCCTTCTGCTAGAGTTGTATCTCTCGGTTCTCCTTAGTAGGTGGTCCTTCCTGTTCATCGGTCCACTTCTAGATATCACAGAACCCAACGAAGATAGTCTACTGACAGTCTCCCTGCCAATAGACTCCCTATTCTCATACACAGTGTTGCTTGATGTTTCCTCCAATGGAGTCACCATCAGAACAAGACCGCATGAGTCACATACTTTCTCGCCCAATATATCATCGAAGGTCGAATCATGACTACCGCATTCTATACACTTCATTGTGACACACCTCTCAATGTTGTTCTATCAACTCTATATGGCTCGGATGGGATATTTGACTTCAGGGTGTGAATAGCATTCACAGCGGCCTTGTCATTCATCAGTGCCAATGCCCTTGACATTATTTGGTCGCCAATGCTAGAGTTGTTGTGTATGTTGTCTATGCACACTGGACCCTTTGTTTCGTAGTTATCCTTAGTTAAATTTCCATCGAACAACTCCTGCACCAATCTCTTTCTTCCTTGAACGACATAAACAGACACATTCTGATGTCCCCCACTTGACCCCTGATTAGGGACGATGAAGTAATCTGCCAAATCACCTCTAACCAACATAGCAGTAGCATCGGCCTCTTGATAGCCAACCTGCTCCTTGTATGTGGTTAATCTAGTTGGGAACTTGGCCTCCATCTCGGTAAGGAGTTTCTGCGCTCTTTCCTCTACGAGTTTCTTTGTCCTGTTCTGCAACAGAAATGCAATCATGACCTTCTGACTGGATTCAGTCATCTTCGTGTACGCATCATGATTGAGCATTCTGATTAGGTTGATTGGGGCTATGTTCCATTTCTTGTTTCTCTGATTGCCCTCTCTATGATACTTGATGAAACTGTCCAAGTCCTTGTTCGATATCGGTAGCCATAGAGAATCAGATATCTCCAATGCACACTCCTTGTCAGATATTCTCTTCGTGTTTAACCTGACTTCGGTTCTCCTACCCTCGACATAGAACTTGTACACTGTTCTGTTCTCCAACGCATGAACCACCCTAGGTGGAACATTCATCAGCATATTCAGATAATCATACATTGATGAGGCAGTTGTGGCGAAGCACATCTTCAACATCACTTTAGCCAACATCGTGTGTGCTGTATCCTTTGGCTGTCTCTTGCCATTTATCGAGAATGAAGTGGTAGAACCGAAGTTTACCTGCATGATGAATGTGAATGGCCCATCCTCATACTTTCTAGTGAACATCATAGTAGTTGTATTATGCCCTGTGTCATGTGGACTATGTATGAAAGCCCTTTGATTCATTCTGTTCCTAGGAAAGAAGAATCTCGATATCGAATTCTTCACCTGTGTAAGCATGGGGTCTGCTTCATTCCTATCATGGGAAAGTCCGATGTGAGAGACGTTAATCTGCACTTCGCCTCTCTCATTCATATAACGATACATTCTCTTTCTCTGAAATTCACTTATCTGTGGACTGTATCTAACTAGAAAAGAAGCAGAATGGTATTTGTCTCTTCTATCATCAGGGGTCGGTACTATCAATTTCATTTTCATTATTATCACCTATATTGTGTTTGTATTCTTTTATTACTATTTCTCGGCTGTGAAGCCATTCCGCGAAGGTATCTCTATCGATACCATACGGACTACCATATCGCAATCTGCTCCATGTGTATTTATTGCCAAAGATGACAGGGCGTTTGTAATGCCCGTTCTTGTCAATCCCGTCATTGTTTTCAAGATACTCTCTATATCCTTTAATCAAGTCACTCTTCGTTGCTCCGACGTACAGGTGGCTCATACGAATTGCGTTTGATATAATCTAGATATATCTTTTTATCTCTGAGATACTCATCAAACCCATATGACTGTGCGAGTTCGGTTTTGAGAAAGTAGTAATTCACCACATTCATGAAATATTCACTGTCTATGTGATAGTCACTCAGCAATGAATACTCTTTCTCAAAACCATACTCTAGTTCTCTAGTGAGAACAGACTTGAGTTTTATCCACTCTTCATCCTTAAATTTCACAGGCTCCACCAGCGCAAGCAATCTCGCCGGAAAAATCTGTATTATCATTCTCTTCAACTACCTCTGTAAAATTGACATCGGCTAGTAGTTGAAACATTCTGTTGTAAGTCTCTTCGTCACATTCCTCAAACGGTGCTTGTGTGTAAGTGCCGCCACTGTAGGGCAACACAGCAAGACCGTTGTAGTAGTGTCTGTTCTTCCACATCCACTCTCCTGCTCTATCCCACTCATCCTCTCGGACGGAGATAGTGGCAGAAACGTTGTGACCGTTTATTCCTCTGTTGTGTCCTTGTTTTACCCAACGGAGTGAGAAGTCCTTCACTCTCTCTAGCATCTCCAAGGCTGTCTCATGTCTTGTTATGATATTGCCTGAAGGTGCTTTCTGTGGTATGGACAATACAGCATCGGTAGACTTCAGCGTATCATCCTCAACCAAGTCAGGAACTGTCTCTTTCAAGTAAGCGTATATTGGCTCTGTCTTGTTCATCCTGACTCTTCTGATATAGAAGGGAGCATACCAAGCATGAATACCTGAAGAAGTCCCTAATACACAAGATGCTGTTCCTGATGGTTTGATGCAGGTAATCCTAGCAGATTGCCTGACACCAACTAAGTCAGCAACTCTCTTGTTCTCTTCCTTGGCAACGTATGCCGCATGTTCTATATCCAATTCAGATACCCTGTTGCTGGCAATGCCGGTCATAGATACACCTAGTAGGGAATCCCTCTCTGTTGTTCTCTTCCATACTTCCCTCAGATAGTGGAAGTCAGTGTATGCTGCTTGTAGGGTTCCTAGGAACGTAGCAGCCTTCACTCTCTCTTCCAAGTCCTCTTGGGACTCCACATCAGATACATTGCACTCTGTTAGATTGCAGAACTGATATGGTCGTAGTGCTATCTCACAACATGGGTTGGTTCCCCAATCCTTGTCATGGCTATGGTATATTCCGGGTTCTCCTGAACCTGATTGAACAATTCTGTCCCATAGGTCGAAGAAATAGTCCTTCTTGAGTTTGCTTCTAACCAATACAGCAGAGTTATTGGCTCTAGACCTCTGTGGGTTATCTCTCCAAAACTCTCCTGATTTGCATGTAATCATATCCATGTCATCTGCTGAGAATAGGCTGATTAGTGCCGCTCTCCTTATTCCACCAGCCAATACAGCATCAGCAATGTAGCAGAGCATGTCATGAACTTCTAATGACGTGAGTTGTGAACCGTTCTTCTTCTCCATGAGCATATTCTCTATCTTTACGATACATTCTCTCAATGGTGCTGGTCCCGGCGCACGACCACCTGATGTTTTCAATAAAGCACCCTTTGGTCTTATGTCTCTATAGTCGAATACTGGTGTTGATGTTCTCTTGCCGGTATAAGTCTCGAATAGTATCTTAACAGCGTCAGCCCATCCCTCTATTGAGTCATTTACGAGTATTCTTCTCTTTCTCTCAGGATTAGGCTGTATAATCTCAGGTAATTGCTCTATGTGGTGGTATTGTACCGAATAACCGACACCTGTGCCACCTAATAGCAAGAACATTGCCTCTGAGAAGCATTCTATCGCATTAATTGGCATATAAGCACAATTGTATATTCTATTTGGCGATAGTTCGATTGGTTTTCCAGCGAATTGCATAGAACGCATCGATGGTAGAACCTTCTTAGGTATTACAAAGTTCTCATAGACGTTGTAAATCTCTTTTACGAAGTCTGTGCCTAGATGCTTGAATTTCTCGGTGTGCATTGCTAGGTTTCTGTAGCAAACCTCTTCCCAAGATTCTCTTCTCTTTTCTGCTGGTATGTATTTCGCGTATTTCGTGTAAACGTTAAAGTCCGATAGTAGTTTTTTGTCTAATTGCATTTTCTCTCCCCCTAAAATAAAATTGTGAGGAAGAGGGGGATAAAGCCCCCCTCTCCCTCTATGTTCTCTTTCACCCGCCGATGATGGCAGGTGCAAGTGTTATGTTATCCACGGTAGTCCAGTCAATCTGAGTGATTGACTCCCTACTGGTCAAGTCGCCGTCGATGAAGACCCAGTGGGTCGGATGCTCATTGATTTGCTCAATGGCCTCAGTCATCGTGACTTCCAAATCTGTGTGTCCTGTTTCATTCATAATTACCAATTGCATTTTCTTATTCCTCCGGTATTTTCCTTGTGTTCATCTAAGGTGTTTAAGCGTTGCCGCCCATCTCCTTCAATCTGCCAGTGAGAACGTTGATTGTCGTCTCATAGTGATGGCAAAGTGCATTTAGTTCGTTGGCTTTATCAACTACTGCTCGCAATTGCTGCTGCAAGAGAGCAACCTGTTCTTCGGGTGTTGCTTCCCTCGTCTCAGGTTCGTTCACTGGCTGTTCTTTTACGTCTTTCTTTTCTGTTTTCTTTTTGCTCATTTTAATCATCTCCGAATAAAGGCAAGAATCCTAATGTCGCTATCAGTCCTACGGCTATTACACCTGCTGCTGCTGTTGCTGCTACGTCTTTCCAATCCATTTCAATCACCATTCCTTATTTGTTCAATCAACCTAGAAGCCTCTCGCTTGGAGAGGTCACTAGTATCATCTCCATAGCCCAATGCTTTTAGGAAGTTTCGTTGCTTATCGGTAGCGGGGTCTTTGTTGTCCTCGCTGTTGATTATTCTGATTAGTGTAGATAGTTGATTCTCACTCAAAGTAGCGTTGTCGATAATCCTCTTTCTGATGTCAGATAGGAAGTTCTTCTCCCATGAGTTTACACCTATATCCACAGAGAACGGCTTGATGCCATAATTGACACAAGCATCCTCAAAGATAGTCTCATTCTTACTCTCAGTCATACTAACTGCTAGAGCCTTTCTATTGGCCCTCACACGCAGGTCATTACGACGAGCATTAATCAGACTATCCTCTGCTTCAATCTCGGCTATCGCCTTATCGCGCATTGCATAGAATAGAATCAAGTCATTCTGCAACATGTCATTCGGGTATCCCCTAGTGGTCTGTTGATTTCTAGGATTATCAGGATGATTCCATCGCCATACGATAGAAGCCATCTGATAATTAGGAGAACCGTATATTCCTGAGCCTCGCTTTCTAATCTTCGTGACTGGCATCTTCATCAATAAATCAGTATCCCAATACCTCTTACCGGTATCTCGGACATTGACTCTCAAATCCAATTCCTTCACAGCATCGAACATCTCGACAAATGAATCGCCTTTCCTCTTCCACCAA